GGTTGCCGGTGTTCCAGCCGCCGGTGTTGCAGATACCTGTACAACCCTTTCCCTGATTGGCACGCTTCAGAACTTCATCCCAAGGGATTTCACGGATAATCTGAAGGTGATTGGTTGCACATTTGTTGCCATCCTGCACAACTTCACCAAGAGCGACGACTTCAGCACAGTGATTGTTCGGATTGTTCTGATAATATTCAAAGCAATCCTTCAGGTCGGGGCAGAAGTGCATACCAGCACTGCAAGTCATCGGCTTGACATCCTCTTTGAACTCACCGGGGCAAGTGTACTGCTTATGGCGGCAAGTCCAATCAGGGTTGAAGACCTTGAAACCCTTCATGGGTGCAGTTAATTGTTCCATTTGTTACCTTCCTTTCTTAAAAGCTCGTCTACGGCTGTTTCCATCTTTCTAGTTATCGGCTAGCAAATAATCAACAGGCACGCCGAAATAGTCAGCCACTTTCTTTAGCGTCGTGATGCTAGGGCCGTAAGGCGATTTCTCCCACTTGCCAAGTGCGCCGTTTGAGATTCCGGCGCGTTCCTCAAGGATTGTGCGAGAAATATTGTTTTTTCGGCACAGCGCATCAATTTTTGAAATATTCACCTAGCAAAAGCTCCTTTCTAGTTGACTATTGCTAGAAAATATGCTACTATGAACTTGCGAGATTTATAACAGCATATTTTTAGCTAGTCCGCTGAATTTTAGGGGGCTTGGTTTTTTGTTGCCCTCTGTGCTATCTATTATACTAGCATTTATGCTAGATGTAAATAGTTTTCTAGCATTCTCTAGCGAATTGGCAATATGTACAAAGAAATGGTGTGATTTGTGTGAGATACGTGGAAAAAGCTAAGGAAATAGCAAAGAAAAAAGGAATTGCCTTCACGCATATTAGTACGGAGCTTGGGAAAAGTCGTGGCTATTTGTCTGAAATGCTAGCAAACGGGCGCGATTTGCCAGAGCATATGCTAGCCGATGTTGCCAGTTTGCTAGGAGTCACCGTTGACGACTTGCGCGGGGATACCGAAAACGAAAAAAAGCCCACCGCACAAGGCGGTGAGCTTATATCCGATTTGCCCGAAAACATTCAAGAACTCATTTCTATTTGCTTGCAGAACCCGGATTTAACTGTTTTGCTATTAACTCTTGCGCAGCGGATGCAAAATCCGCCAGCTGATCCGGCGTAAAGGTATGCAGGATTGCAATTAGCTTGCTGATGTTTTCCGCCTGTTCTGCCGCAGTATATTTCTTTGTTTGCATATGTTCCTCCTATCACTGTCACTCAGGCCAAAATCAGCTTGAGAATCATCAGCTGCATTACAATACTCAGCCCGATGGGCAGAAGTACCAGCAACAACGTGCCAATGGTGTATCCGTTGGATGCTTTGATGTCGTTCATCTCGCGGCGCAGAAAATCTTCGTTAATCATGTTCTTCATCCTTTCACAGTAGCGGCAATGATAAAAAGTAGCATTGTAAGCCCAAACCATACCCATGCGGCGGTGTAAAGGTAATCCGCAATGGTGAAAATGGTGCTCTGGATATTGCCCAAGCGCCGAATCTTCTCGTATGCGGCCAGAATGTTTTCATCTGGCTGGTTCTGATTTTTTTCGTCTGACATGTTTTTTCTCCTTGTGGGGTGTATAATGAATTTAGATATTGAGGTTTTTGACAGTTTTATTGATAACAAAACCTACAAAAAGTTAAAGTGGATGTGCAAAAAGCAGGACTTTTACATATCCGATTATTTCAAAAGATACGGTTCAAATTCAGAGGAACAATACTTTTTGAAGTTCCTCGCAAAGCAGAATTACGCTAATATCTGTACGAAAGATAAAAAATATGCTACTGACAAAGATCTTGCCCAGTTTACAAAAGCGGATTTGGAGCAGCGTATTCTTCACGTGACAGGTTCGTTAAGGCGATACGTTGAAAAGCGAAAATACAACAAAAGAATTGATGTTATCCCTATTATTATTTCGCTGTTTTCTTTGGCAATAAGTGTTTATTCTTTGCATGTAAGTCTCGATAAAGGCCCAAAGAACGTTAGCATTGTTTCATGGCCCGCTACAGCGGAAACCGCACAGCAGGTTGAAGAAACGGATTATATACGGTAAGGGATATCCGGATCTTTCCCAATCTCTTTGCAGAACGCAATGTAATTATCAACGCAGTCAATGATCGCTTGCCCGATGCCGTCAACGGTTTCTGCGTGATAGTCAACCAAATCTTTGATACCATCAATCTTGCCGTAATAGATTTTATCGTATGGGTCGTATTCCGGCGTTGTAGTATAGCCTTTATAAAGGATTTTTACGGGGAATAACAATCCGGTATCGGGAACAGGTTCTCCATTTAATGTACATCCCCTATCGCCATATGTATAATCAATCCCCAGCTGGTCACAGAGTTGTATTGCCAGTTTGGTTGCTGATATTTGCTTTTCTATGTCAGTCATTGTTCTTCCCCGCATCAGTTGTAAGTTGTCATTTTGACAACTTTGCGTTGTGCTTATATCTTATTACAGATTGCCGTAACGGTCAATTAGCAAAACGCACAAATTTCAGGTTTCGCGCTTTACTGTCCGGTTTTTCGGCCTTTTGCGTCCGTGCTTTGGTGGGGCGGTTAAATCAGGCAGTTTCATGGCTGTTTTTCCTCCGTGCTCGGTCTTGCAGCACAGCGCGATACAAGGCTTCAATGGTTGCCGCATTGCGGTTTTGGTAATTTTTTAGACGTTCCACGTTATTCATTGTTGATTCCTCCTGCGTTTTTTGACTACAGTAAGAATCTTAACATGTTTTTTATGCCATGGCTTCCATTTATTTCCATGGCATTTTTTGGAGAAATATTTCTTTATATTTTCTTGACTGTTGTTGTATAAAAATCTTACCGCATTTAGAGCGCAAAACATGTAAAAAATTGAGGGTGATGAAATGGAAAGTAGAGCTGATTTCCGAGAACGTGAAGGACTTATTCTTTCGCAGTGCCGGTTGGAATCCGGGCTTTCGCAAGAATATGTAGCCCGGCAGATGGATGTGAACATCCGCACGGTGCGCAACTGGGAAGAATGGCTTTCCCCTATCCGAAACGATGATCTGTTGATGTGGTTCACCGTCTGCAAACAATCCCCCTGGCGTTGGTTGCAGCGCATCTGGATACCGTCTGCATTCAGCGATACCGATACGCCAAACTGGACGGACGAGCAGGTAGACAAGGCACTTTCTGATTATATCGCCCAGATGCCGAGCCAATACAAGCGCCGCCTGCTGTATATCCTGTGCGGGGCGCATGGAAGCGATTGGGCGGGCCAGATAGACTTGTTATGCGCTAACGCTCATACGTCCATGCAAAGCCGTGTACGCGTCTGTCAGGCCGTAATACAGAACTACCGGATAGATACCGCAACTGGGAATGACCCCTGCCCGGAAAGCACCAAGCCGGACTTTGACCGCCTGCAAATATGCCTGCAAGCCGGAGAAGCTGCCGTTCTGGCAGGCAACGGCGAATATAACGCAAGGGAAAAATAAAAAATCCCCTGCCGGTGGTGCCACACCAGCAAGGGATAAAGGGCCGTCAACATAAAAAGTTGACGGTTTCATTATAAAACATTTTTTGGAGGGCCGCAAGATGAAAAAAGATTTGACAGTTGGGCTTGTGCTCAGAAAAGACGGAAGATACCAGCGGAAAGAGATGATAGGTGGCGTTTGGAAAACCTTTTCAGCTAAGACACCAGCAGAGGTTTGGCAAAAGGTTGAGGATGCCAAAGAAGAGCAGGAAGAAAAGGAACAGCAGGAAAAGGCAAAAGCATCCGCCGGGCCGCTGTTTGAAACTGTGGCAAACGAATATGAAATCATTGTCTCCGGAATGAAAGAAGGGACAAAAAGAAGCTATCTGCCAGCCATCAAGCGTGCCAAAACCGAATTTGGTGAATACAGAATGCGGGAAATTGAGCCTTACATGATTGCAGAGTTCCTGCGCGGGCCTGAAATGGCCGGGAGGGCCGCAACGACCGTTTCAAACCAAAAGACTGTGATAAATAACATCTTTCAGTATTGGATTGACAGCCCTAAGTGGCGTGGGGATATAAACCCAGCCGCACAGACCAAAATGCCGCGCGGCCTGCGCAAAGGCAAACGACAGCCCCCAACAACATCCGAAGTGCAAATCGTAAAGGAACACTATCTTGACCCTGATGCACTTCTCCCCGTTGCTTATCTCTGCACAGGAGAACGGCGCGGTGAAATGTGCGCCATTCAGCTGAAAGACATTGACTTTGAACGAAATGTTATCAGCATATCAAAGACCGTTACACATATCGGTAACGAACCAATCTTAAATGACTTTACAAAAACCCCTGCCGGTATCCGGGAGGTTCCCTTATTGGGGATGTTAAAAGACGCATTGCAGCCAATACGAACGCTGCCAAAAAACACCTATATTGTGGGATTAAAAACAGAACCAATAACGCGCAAGCAATATGATATTCTCTGGGCGCGGTTCTGGAAGAAATACGGCGTTGCACAGGCAGTGCCAAAAACCAAACAGGTACATCGGCGAAACAGAGTAGAAACTGTAAAATACACTGTTTGGAAAGTTCCCGTTTGCGGGCACCAGTTCCGTCACGAGTATGTTTGCATGCTGGCAATGGCAGGAGTAGCAGAAGAAATAGCCATTCAACTTGTGGGCCACGCTAATGCTAGAATGATTCACGAGGTCTATTTGTCCATTAAGCCCCAAATGATGGAAGATGCCCGCAAAAAATTGGAAAGCGTTTTGTAGGGCAAATGCAAAAAGTACAATAAAAATCACTTATCAAATGTTAAAATTTTGCTCTGTACAGTAAATCGGATTTGTGAAAATTTTCGATTTTTGTTTTGGTGCAAGCTTGGTTTTTATACATAAATTCTACGTTATATCGAAGTTGAAACCGAGTTCGAGACTCGTATCCCGCTCCAAAAAAGCGCAGAACCAAAAGTGGTTCTGCGCTTT